CTTCCGGAAGCAGTTGCGACGTCGCAATCTCCGCATCTTCCTCTTCCATCAGCTCTGCAACTGGTATTTTCTGGCTAATAGGCTTACCTGCCACCGGCTGGACCACACTCTCATCCTCTTCCGGCTCACCTTCTTCCACAGCAAACAGCTCCGCCGTTGATGCTTCAAAGCTTTCCGCCCTCTCTTCCGGCATAACACCAGGGATATCTTTTAGCTCTGTCTGCCCAGGTATCTCTATGTAAGGGACTTCCTTCGGCCTTACCATGCTCCGGATCTCCCGGACGGTCATAGCCGGTGTGACCTGTTCCAGCTGCTCATCACTCATACCAAGCATCTCCTGCAGCTGGCTCTTGCTGAAGTCCTTAAACCTATCATCTATGAGCGGACTGTTACCTCCCCTGGAAAACCTTGTGTTCCTGGTAATGTATCTGGATGTGGCAGAGGCACTGAGACCAAACCTGTCCATGGCATACTCATTGATGTTCTTATATCCTGCTTCCAGATACAGTTCATTGTCCCTGATATGCTTCAGGTAAAATCCCGTTGCGATCACACTGCGTACGGCTGACTGCAGGTTGGACCGGATAAATACCTCTGCATCTTCCAGGGATACATCCCGGTACCACTCCGCGCCTGTATGTTTTATCACTTCCGGAGTTTCCAGAACTGCCGTATTCTCTTCCATTTTCCTTTCCCCCTTTATCTGCGGTCGATCCGCAGGATGAACTCCCGGTTATCCGTATCTTCCACGATAAAATCATCTCCTGCCTTGCACAGCCTCATATTGTCCAGCTGCGCATTGCTCATCGTACACCAGAAGAAGCTCACACGTAAGATGCTCCTCATATAGGCTCTCCTGGCTATGATCTGGTCCTTGTCCATGATCTTTGCGTAATAGCCGCCGGCTCCCTGGTCAACTCTATGCCTTGCCAGTTCCGCCGCCTGCATTTCTTCCATCTTCTCCATCTGTATTGCCGCCTAACTGCAGCCTTCCTGCTGCTTTTCTGATCTGGTCATCCAGTTTCTGCCTGTTCTCCTGCCGGATCCCTGGTGGAAGCATTCCTACACGCTTCATCTCCTGGAGCTTAGGACCATATGAATCACGGAAGAATGCACGCTCTGCCATGATGTTCTCGCTCCTGCAGATATTCTGCCAGCCAATGTTCTTCACCACGCTCCTGCATGGTTCCGGCAGGCTTTCCAGGGCTTCTGCTTCCTGCATGTACCCATAAGCCCTTACTGCCTTCAGGACCATTCCCCAGGCATCATCTATGCTTGGTGCTTCCTGATCCCCTGTCTGTGTACAAAGCTTACGGATCTCAGCTGCGGAAGGGAAGAAATTATTTGTAGCCATCAGCTGCCTTACTGCGTTCTTGCACTGTCCGTAGGGGATATCCCCGATCAGCTCATACCAGATATCCATGGATGCCGCGCTCTTTGTGATCTGGTTCCTGCCGTAATACTCTTCCATGGCAGCTGCCAGTGCTGCAAACTCCCTCTTATCCATTCTCTGCCCACCTCCTGAGCCGTTCTGCCTTATCATCGGTTGCCCTTGCCGCTGTCCTTCCTGACTGCGACTGCATATAAAGAGTTTCAAACTTTTCCCGGAACTTCTTTGTGCTCCGGATGTTTGCCTTCCAGAACTGGTTTGTGACTGCATACTCCAATGCGGTGCGAATCTGCTCCTCTGTCCGGTGGTCAATGCGGAGCATCCGTTCAATGTGGACACACCACTGGGATCTTTCTTCATCCGTTGCCGGGACCCTGGCTCCCGGGAATCCTTCCAGACAGGAATGGATCAGGGTATTGACACAGAGCATCTCAAAAGAATCCGGTGAAAACATGGTTGCTGCTCCTGCTGCAACGCTACTCTCTTTATTTACTTTTATTTCTTTTTCTTTACTTTTCTTTTCTTTACTTTTCTTTATGTCATTTTTCCGGGAAGTATCGTTATTCTTCCTGGAATTATCCTCATTTTTCCGGGAAGAATGAAAAGAAGGGTTCACTTTAATAAAGGGTTCCGTTTCATCCGCTTCCAAAAGCCAGAAACCCTTTATTACCACCGGTGTCTTTTTGGCGCGTTCCTTAACCGCCAGCTGATACCGTCTCTGTATTCCGGGTGAGGTGAGGATAGTGTCCGACTTGAAAAGTATGCTGTCCAGTAGTGACCGTTCAAGCAAGAATGTCAGCACCTGCTCTATGAACCCATCTGAGAGATTCAGGTCTGCTGCCAGGATGAACTTAAAATCATCGTTCCATTCCATGTAGTAGCCTTTTTTGTAGATCTCGCAGAGTAAATAGATATATACCGCGATCCCGTTATTGCCAAACCTGGCGCGCAGGATCCGGATCTTATTATCCGTGAAAAAATCGACATCAAGAGGAAAGTAACTAAGACCTGGCTTCTGCTGTCTTGGCATTTTCCTTTCCTTCCGTTATCTGCTGTCCAGCCTCCCACTCTTTGTAGAGCTGGATCCAGTCTTCTAATTTCATGGTGACCAGCCATTCTGACCGGTCCCTGCGGTGGAACACAGTCGGTATCTCTCCGGTCCTGGCGTCCCTTTTGGACTGTTCCATGGCTTCCTGGAGGTTTAACCGTTCCACTCTCTTACATTCTATATGGATGCCTGGGAGACCGGTCACATCCGCATCACCGCTGGCACCGCAGAACTGCTGCCCTCTGCGGCAGTCATAGCCGTGGTCCCTTAACCTTCCGGCCAGTTCCCGTTCCCCGCGTTTTCCTTTTTCCCGCTGTGACTTTCCCATAACGATCCCCATCTTTCTTTAAAAAGGGGCGGCGGTCAGAGAATTGGGTTCATGGTCCGCCCCTTCAGGTACAACACCTCTGGTCATTTAATACCGTGACATATAAAACTGACCTTTAAGGTAATAAAACAAGCTTTTGCAAATACAACGGATTATCCGATGATAGTAATACGGTTTCTAAGAGCCATATCCTGTTCTGACAGGACTAATTCCAGATAATCCTTGATCTTTCTTACTGCTTCTGTCTTCCAGATGCCTCCCTCTGCTTCCACCAGCTTAAACTCCGGTGTCCCTCTGTCTCCGATACGGAATACAAACTGGCTGACCGGCTGCTCCACTTCCTGGAAGGTGCGGTAAGGTCTTAACTGGACCGGATTTGGTACGATCGCATCTGCCTTGGCCGCCACACCCACGGTCATGGTAGCCACCTGAGTGCAGCCGTCATCGGAATAGGTCTGCTCATTCTTTCTCTCGATATTTCCGGCAAGCAGGAGCACCGCATCCAGGTCCGCCGTTTTTGCGAAGTTGGCCTGCAGGCCGATCATAAAGCTTTCCTGGTCGTACCACTGGTCAAAGTGGAAGCCGGAAACCTGGGCATCCGTTTCAAACAGGACCTCTCTCTTACGTTCCCCATCCAGGGCAGACATCAGCCTGACCTTTGTAGGGCTTACCACATGGACGATCATCCTTCTGCCTTCCGTAAACTCTTCCCTGCAGTTTACGATGTAATCTGCCAGTGCTGAAAGAGTCGTGGCCTTTACAGGCTCTGCATAATTGGCGGTATCATATCTTCTCAGTGCCTTGTTGGCATATGTATGACCGCAGATCTCCACCACTTCTGTTTTCTCATTTTCCCTGGCAAGATCTTCCACATGCTCCAGGGCATCTTTTAAACCTTCTAACATTGATTTTCTCTCCTTTTACTTATTTATTTCTTTGGTCATGACAACCACAGTAATCTTCATTCGTTACATAATCCCAGTAATACTCTGACTCCTCACAGTTGCATAAAAACGCATCTTCATCAACTGGTGAGTAATACTTACAGGTTCCACAGCTTTCTTCCTTCCTCATGCCTGCTGCCTCCTTAAGTCAATCGGCCCGGTCCTGCGTTCTTCAAAGATCTCACCCGTCTCCGGATCCGCCCTTCTGCCGGGGCTGACCTCTTCATAAGCAGCTGCAGGGATCTCCTGTACCGGATTGACCTGTGGGAGCCTGCTCCCCGGCTCTGACATATCAATACGGCCCGTACTGGAATCCTGTCCTACCAGGAACATGGTCTCCGCTTTCTTAAATCCGGCCAGTTTCGGCTTCACGTTATACTCTACCTTCAGGTTCCCACGCCCGGCCGGTTTGAACTTGATATTGATCGTCATTTCCCTGGCAGCTTCCGGATCCATGTTCGGATCCAGGATGTTCCTTCCGATCTGTCTCAGGGCCATGTTGAACTTCTCCTGAAGCCCGCCATTGCCAATGCTGTCAAATGTTATCGCCATGCCTTGATCACCTCCTTTCATTTCACCTATTTAGCTGAAAAAATCTGCCGCTGCATCGTTCGTTTCCTGCGCAGCATCATCTTCCTGGACTGCAGCATTCTCTTCCTGCGGTACCGCTGCCTCTTCTACTGCATCCGGCTGTACAGTCTCCACATAATCCCGGCTTCCGTCCTCACGGATCACTGCCATATCAGAGTCAATGGCGTCCTGAAGGTCAATGCTCATGATGCCCCACTTACTGATCAGCTGTCGGAGCATAGTCTTATAGGCCATAGCATCAAAATCCTTGGCCCAGAAAGTCCAGCTTGTCCCTTTTTCCAGGTCGCGTTTATAACCAGGACTGTACTTCTTGGCATGGGCTTCCATTTTTGCCCTGCTCCAGTACATTGCTTTCCGGAAGCCATTGGTGTACTCAAACATTGCATAGTAGCCGATCGTGGGCGCTGCTTCTCTCTGCTCATCATCCTGGATCAGGTTCACTTCGATCTCCTCATTCAAAGGATCAAAGCGGATCAGTTCCCCTTCTTTGATAGAAAGCACGTTCAGTTTCTTATACTGACTGGAACGGGTCGCTAACTGGATATAGCCTTTATATCCGAGCTGGAACTGTGCTTCTTTAGCTCCTTTACTGCGGTTATCATAAGGGACCATGTAATACTGGCCAAGCTGTGGGCTTGGGGAGAGGTTTAATGACTCTCCCAGAAGTGCCGCTGACAGGATACTGGAATTTGTGCATTCCTGAAGGGCCGGTGTTGCCTGTACCGCTGATACGATACTGGAAATAAAACGCGTACCGTTCTTCCCACCTACTACCTTGTTGATCTGGTCCTTAACTGCATCCTGGGTAAGATATGCAGTTAATCCCGTCTTCTGTGTCCTTGGTGCTAACCTGTTTGCTACTGCCATTTCTACATCCTCCTCTTACTGTTTCGGTACCGGTTCAAACCGGATGCCGTTCTCTTTTAAGAATCCTTTTAACTTCATCAGCTGTTCCCTGGTGGCATAGACCCGGAAATCGATCACATTGACCGGCTCTTCTACGGTCTCCATTTTAGGTTCTTCTGCCTTAACCGGTCCTGCAGGAGCTGCCTGTACGTTTTCCTGTCTTCCGGCTGCCATCACGCTCTCAGCTGCGGCTTTCCTCTGTGCTTCCTGCTCTGCCTTTCTCCTTGCCATTTCTTCCTGGTAAAGCCTGCGGTTCTGTTCCTCTGCCTCCAGCTGGTTTCTTTTTGCCATGGCCGCGCCGATATCATAAGTCTCCAAAAAGATTTTCTTCATATCACCAGCATAAGGGCTGTCCACTTCGTTTAAAACAGCCAGGCCCTCATCCACCTTCTGGATCAGAGCCAGGATCTCTTCCTTGATGGACTTCATGGTAGTGGAAGCCAAAGCATATCTTGGCTGCATCACACGTTCAAACGGAAGATACTTGCCAATGTCATGGATGTTATCCTCATAGAACTCCCTGACCTTGGCGGTCTTCTCCTCACGCAGGCGTTCCTCGTAGCCTTTGATCTGACCGTCAATGTTATTGATAGCCTTTTTAATGATCGCTGTAAGATCATCCGCTTCTGAACGAAACGTCTCATAAGGTTCCGTAACCTTTTTACGTACCCTGGATTTCTCTGCCTCTAACGCATCTTTAAACTTATTTAACTTTGCTCTGTCTTCTTTAGCCTTTTTGATCATTTCATCTGTATAAACAGATGCTGCAT